CACGTTCTGAATGTGAGCAGAATCTAGCAAAGCACGCAAAGCGCCTGTAGCTGCACCACTCAAACCGCCAATCATATGTGTCAAACCGATTGGGTAAGCACCACGCCATGGCACAAATGGGAACTCTACGATCCAGTCAAGTTCTTGTTGACGTTCATCATCAGGTTCCCAGTTACGGTACAAACCCAAACCTAGGTTGGTTGTCTTATCAATGCTCAAGATGTATGGCTCAGGGCCATCACCAAAGTCAAGGTAAGTGTAGACCTCATAGACGGTGCGCAAACCGTCTTCGTTGTAACTCAGATCTTTACGGCCTTCGATCTTGTCATTAGCTTGTGTCGACTTGCTAAACTCTGGGTCTTCAGGAATGCCAAGGTCAACGTCGATGTACATGCCAGATTTAACTCGGCGCTGATACTCGAACTTGGTAATGTATTGAACGTGGGTCTTGCGCTCAGCGGTATAAAAGTTTGTTGCTGCAAATGGCAAATAAATGTCATCGATTGCAATGAACTCTGAGTTAGGACGGCGATGCAGCGGGTTCCACATGAACTTCATGTATTAACCGCCGCCAAGTGGCAGCTGTGTGCTGAGCTGCTCTAGTTCACCACGGAACTCGACCATCTGCTCAGTCGTTTGCCAATTCATGAACTCGGCTTTACGATTTGCTTTCTGAATTTTGTTCTTGTCACGCTCACCATAGATCTTGCTCTTGACAGGACCGTTAGGCGGGAACACTTCTTTCATGAAGCGTGCAGAAAAGTCTACGCAAGCTTCAACCAGCATCGGATGCACAACCTTGTTTGCACCTGTAAACTGAGCACCGCCTGGTGCATCATCGCCTAGACCAGTACGACGCAGACCTTCTTCGTACTGTTTGTCTCGTTTCTCACGGGCTTCTTTGTCATTGCCAATCTTTTCGAGCAAGTCGCTGATAGCTGTTTTCAGCATATCTTGATCGACCTCGTCAACAATGTTGGCAAAGTGAGCTAACTTAGTTGCATGGTCTTCGTTATTTGTTTCACGAAGAATTGCACCGCCGTCCTCTGTGTCTTCAACTTCGTTGTCAACATCCTCGAGTTCAACGCTCTCGCCTTCAGGCAAATCGTCTTGTAGTCTTTTAGTTGCCATTCGTTACCTCACATAAATTGATTAGCTATTGCATCGATCTGGTCAGGATCATAGGCAGACACGCTGCCGCCTTCTGCAAAAGGAATTTGATACTGCACTTGGCCTGATGGCTTACCCCGCTTAGGCAAGTTTATATTGGCACTCAAATTGCCAGGTCCTACTTTGCCAGACCATCCTGCGTTGTAACCTAGCACGTCACTGCCTTGAGGAGTTTTCACTCCTTGTATGCCAAGCATTGCACGACCCTCAGCCAATGGAATTGAACCATTGAGCATGCCGACAAAAACATCTTTTGCATCAAGAGGCTTTTGCACCATTGCGTTAACATTCACATCGCCAAGATTGACGTTGTAGTTTGCTGCAAGAGACTTCATCAGCTGGTCTTGTTGGCCTTGAGTCATACGATTCATGTCAAGGCCTGCACTAAAGTCACCGCCTGCAGTACGAGCACGCATGCCTAAACCTAAATTAGAAACAGAGTCTTCTCGGTTAGGAGACATTTGTTTCATTGCATGCTGATAAAGCCGCATTGCATCTGGGTCTTCTTTAAACTCAATATCAGGTCCGCGTACTTCACCGCCTTCGGCATAACCGCGCTGCGAATCAATGCTGTTCATAATTTCATCCACTTGAAATGGGTCGTATTCTGATACGCTGCCGCCTTCGGCATAAAGTTTAGTGCGACCTTTAATGTCTTTTGGTTCTAGCTGTCTTGCTTTGGTTATCATCGGCGGGTTCTTGCCTGTTCCCAAAGTGGAATGCCCATAACCATATCCAGAAAATGGATCTGCAAGTATCATTTCCAAATGAGGTTCTTTGCCTGTTTGAACTGCACGCTTTGAGCCGTAATATTCGCCAACTTTACGTTGAGGCGTAACAAATACCATGCCAGCATCAGTTCCTGCTTTGACTGCATCGTAGTCGCCTGTGTAGCCACGATAAAAACCTTGCAGCATCTTTTGTTCTTTGATTACGTCGGCTAATTCGTCTGCACCTTTGGCGGTACGACTAACCACTCGAGTCATACCTCCAACTACAGGTATCATTCCTAGACTTGACAATGCCATGCCAAGCTTGTCGTCTTCACGCCTAGCACGTTCAAAGTCTCTAGCACTCATCGCAGTGCCTACGCCTGGAATAAAACCGGCAGCAATGTCTGCAGCGGTCTCACCAGTGGTCATGTCATTTGGCGAATCTAATGAAAGCATCTTCTTCAAAGACTTCAAGACACCTTCTTTTTCTTTGACCTCAACAGAACCGCCATCAGCCCACTTGACTTTGTTGGCCCAATACGCAGCGCTAGCCGGTCCTTTAGCAATGTTGGCTGAGTGCCGTGCCTTGAATGATGCACGCTTTGCTTTCATGCGGTCAGACTCACCTTCTTTAGGTTTGCCTGCAGTACTTGCACCTTGTTGACCAAAACGGATAATCTTCTCTTTGCCATCTACCTTAGTCTTCACAATGTGCGACTTGGTCGGGTGGCTTGGAGTGCGCCTAGGTTGATTCAAAGGCAGACTATCTTTGTCAACAGGGTTTGTCATTTCTTCCTCGCTGCTCGCATGTTGTCTACAAGATTTGGATAAGGACGGCCTGCTTCTTTAGCCATTGCTTTAGCAGACGATTTGGCTTTAGATGAGAGTGGCTTGCTCTCGCCAAGATCTTTTGGTCGTTTCTTTTCCCAGACAGGTTTTTTAGGCTGCATATGGATTTATCCTCGGTTTTTGAGTGATGCGAGGCTCGTCAATATCTTTTGCTTGAGGGAGTTCAAACCATCCATCATTCTTGAGATAGATAATAGCCTGCGTAAACGTGTCAACATAGTCATCATGCTCCGCTACTGGGAACTTACCCAGTTGTTTTATGAAAGGTGCTGCCCAACTAACGTGCTGGCCAGGATTCTTTCCTGATTCAGGTATCCACAACAAACCTAACTCCAAAGTCGGAGCAGCTTGGTGTGCACGCGATACTTTATCTGCTAATCCTGGATTATAGCCCACAGCAGGCACTTTAGCTAATCGCAAGTCTTGTAGCAAGGACTGACCGCTGGCTTTGGCCTCGACAAGGATTCGGTCAGGCCGTCTGGCACGAGAGTGAGGTGAATCTTTGGTCATGCCGCCGTACTCGGTTGTCCAATCTTTGATAGCTTTTGCACGCAAGTCAGGGTAGCTCAGGTGCTCATCCCATGCATCGATCAGCATGGCATTGCGTTCGCCTTTGTGAGTAAACATGGCCCAGACCGTGCATGCCGTAGGATCTCCAGTGGTTTTTTCGGTAAAAGCACAGTCATACGACTGCAAGATGTATTCGAATGGCGGCAGACCTGAGGTTGCAGGCCACATGTTAAAGCAATCGGTCTTAAGGATACCGCCTTGACTAGGAACAGGATCTTGCTGCAACTGACCTGCTGCACCATACGACCCGAGCAGCTGCTTCAAGTTGGTGATCTCTTTTTTGCCAAACCGTTCAGGGCAGATCAGTTCACCCTTGACTTTGCGTGGATCGTACGACCCAAGCACGGTTTTTCTTTCTTTGCCATCCCATTCAGCAGGAATGCAGATGTGTTCCCAACCCTTGATGTCTTCAAGGATGTGGCCGCTGATGTCAAGTTCGTGCAGTCGCTGCATAACCGTAACCATGGCGTCGGTCTTTGGATTGTTCAGACGGGTTGACCACACCATGTCAAACCATTCAAGGTCTGAGTTGCGCATGACCTCAGACTGGGCAGCTTGCGCACCGTGAGGATCGTCAAGTATCAAACGAGATCCACCCTCACCAGTTGCCGTACCGCCGACAGAGGTTGCCAATCTATAACCGGTCTTGTCATTCTCGAACCGCTGCTTGGCGTTTTGGTCACCAGACAGCTCAAACATGTGCTTCCACCGGTCTTGATACCAGTTCGATTGCAGCAAGCGCCGAGTCTTTAGGTTGTCACGAGTACTGAGGTTGCCTGAATACGAAGCGCACAGAAACTTCTGCTGAGGGTTGACAATCCATTCCCATGCAGGCCACATGACCGAGACGATGGTTGACTTGGAATGACGAGGCGGGATGTTGATCAGCAGCCGTTTGATGTCACCAGAGGTAATGGCTTCAAGGTGTTCACAGATTGCCTCAATATGCCAGCTGCCGATAAATGGAATGCTTGGCTCAACAACATGCCAAGATTGTTTGACAAATTCGTATAGATTGCTCTCAGCTTTGCGACGAAGCTGTTCCCTTGTAATCAGCTCACTCAGAGCTTTGTGATCCAAAGGTGCGTTCATTCTGTCTTTGCTGCTTTACCAAGCAAGGTTTGCATCTGTGCCAGCTCAGTGTCGCTCAGGCCTTTAAGGTCCACGACAGAGGTTTCGATAGCTCCGCCGTTCGGCCCGCTGATCTCGCTGCGTGCAAGCTTCGGCACGTGATACTCGACCACGGATTGAAACAAGTTGAATGCCTTCTCAGGGTTTGGCCTGATCTCATAGACCATGTTGCCTTGACCGTCATAAACTTGATTGCCGTCTTTGTCCAGCATAGGCTTGCCGTTTGCCACCAGATCAAGCCAACCGGCCAAACGGTGTGCATTGCCATCAACAAACTCAGCAATCGCTGCCTTTGCCGTCAGCGTGATTTTGTTCTGCGTGCCTGCAGCACGGCCTGAACCGGCAGGACGTGTAGAGCCAGGCTTGGCACCGCCGCCATTGTTTGAGCCAGGCAAAGCACCGGCTTTTCGCTTCGGTGCAGGTGTACGTAATTCCATAATCAACCCTTTCGGTCAGATTGTCTATTTTGGATTGTATTGTATCCCTTATTGCGCACGTTGGTATCTACGTCTTACTAGGAACCACCAAGAAGCGCTTGAGCCAGTCAGGAGGCTGATCACCATAGACGTAGGCCAGCAGCATGCTGTAGGCCTCGTCTGCTCCCTCGCACACAAAAACCTCATAGCCTTTTGCACGCAGCTTATCGATTACATCGTTTTGGTAGCTGTTCGTTCTGCCGCCAATCTTCTTCCTCTCGCTACACAGACCATGCTTCTTTTCACGTGGCTCTGCGAGACATAGGTCAGGCGC